TGCTGCTTGTCATTTGCATATGTGTTCTTGAAGATTTCGTACCCATCCCGCATTTCGGTACGAGTACCCAAAGCACCCTCAACCGAGATACCAAAAAGAGAAGGAGTCGTAATCTGATGACCGGCAAAGATATTCTGCTGGATCAACCCATCGACAACTCCGAAATCTTCCTTGCTCAAATCACTAGCACCCAAATCTTCAACGATAGGCTTCTTCGCTGAGTCCTGAACGAATGACAAGATAAACTTCTTGCCATCCGATCCGCTGAACCTCTCCGAAAACCTGCGTTCGATATTGCGCTTCTCATCAGGACTAGGCTCGCCATTAGGCAACGTAATCAACTTAGAAGCAGAGAAGCCGGTTTGAGCATTGCCTAGAACGTGCTTGCTTACCTCAATGTCGCTCTCGATATAATTCAACGCACCCATATATCCGGGTAAAGCATAGGTATCTAAGCCGGGTCGATATTCTTTTACATAGAGAATCTGCTTGCCCGTTCTTTGCTGAGTATTATATGCAGGAATAATCGTAGGTTCTTCCTTGCGATCATTCCAATCCTTCTTGTACCAAAACTGCGTATTCTCTTTATTAGAACGAATCTTAGTGTAGTCAATGTGACAAACCTCGGCGAGAACTCCGCCTACCTTACTCCAAATGATCTCCAAATACGCACCACCGAATACCTCGATGTCGATGCTTACTTTACGAGTCAAGTCAGCCAAACTCTCGTAAGGGTTCGGACTCTTGATGAATAAGTCTGCCTGAGCATCCCCATCCTCGGCTTGCCAGCCATTGCCGATTATGTAGTTGACCTTACCGCGCACGATAGCATTGTGCTTCGCGCTCTTGTTGTAAAGCCCCAAGAGATACTGAGGATAATCATTCTTGTCCCCGAACTCAATATACCCCTGCCCCTTTTTCTCCCGGTACTCAGGCTGCTTTGCCTCAGCAAAGCTTAATATCACAATGTTGTCCATCATAACGTAATGAATGTATTATCTGTTTCGTTTGAAGTAAACGTATTATCCGGCAAATCAGGCACTATCACTGTATTGTCTGGGTTGTTTACTAGATAGCCACTATATGCCTCCTCACTAACCTCCAACGCAGCTACTTGCTCCGGGTTGAAATCTTCGCTATAGATATTTACCTCTAGCAAATTACCCAAGTCAGATAGGCGCATAATACCAACCTCCAAAAGACCCGTAGCCAACGCAGGGTTAAGATTGCTAGTCGATGTCTGCTCGTATATCTTGTATTCCCAATCACCCTCCGGTGAACTACCAAAATAAGTATTTACCGCGATTGAGAATTCGTTGTAGCGATCCTTATGAGGACTTAAATCTGAAGCATTTAGCACCACGAACTTTACCTCTTGATTCGTTCCCCGGCTCTTGAACCAAAACAAATAATTAGGACTCGTGAGAGTCTGCTTCTCCGTCAAAGTCAGGATAATAGTCGAGTTCGTACTCTTAGTGAAGTGAATCATACCTATAAATAGAAAAAGTCTAGTTTTTTCCCAAAAAGAAAAAACCGCCCCCGAAGGGACGGCTTCTCTACCTACCTATAACGAGCCACGAAAGCCTTAGGAAGTAAGACCTGCGATGATACCGCTATTAACCTCAGGAGCGAGTTCCTTCTCACCACCAGAGAATGTTAAAGTGTAACCATTACGATCAGCCTGAGCAGTACCTGTAACGGCTGTACCAGCAGTGATGTCCAGACCTTGATAGCGACCTACGAGCCAATATTTGTCATTGGCATCTTGTACTACCGCCATCAAAGTATTTTTCGCGAGGAGCAGAATCTCATTACGAGTATTCGCTTGGAGTTTGTTCAGAACGATGCTGAGTTCCTGAGCATAGAATACAGTTCCGTTCTCTACGGAAGCCGTGATAGTCTCAGTCAAAGCACCTGTGTTCTTTACCAACTCATATTTGTAGAATACCTTCCCGGCTGATTTAGTAATCGCAGAGACAATACCAGAAGCCTCGGTAACACCACTCACGTTCGCGTGAGCGATCAACCATACGGCTTTGATACCACCGAGCGATTCTTTACAATCCAGAGTGTATCCTTGAGTTAAAGCACACGGCATATGTTGTTATTTGAACTAGTTAAAAAAAGTGGGGGAGAGTTACCTCCCCCGTGTTATTAGATAATGAAAGAAGCAACCTCATCCAAGAAGGCAACGTTTACGCCCATCTTGAACTCAGCTACGAAGCGAACTTCGTCAGCCTCTTTGGCATAGAATACCTCGAATCGCTCTTCCTCGTTCAGCAGGTCAGTTCCGAGGAACATATTGCTGATACGCATAGCATACAACTTAGTTACGTTGTTCAGACCAGGAGTAGCTACAACCTTCACGGAAGTACCGGGCAGGAAGAACTCGCTATCAGCCTTACCATCGAAGCTATAGTTGAACATATTAGCGTTCTTCAGAGCGATAGTGTACAGGCGGAAGATATCCTGAGACATAAAGATAGTGATATCATCAGCAGCTACAACAGTAGCAGGGATAGCACGATACAGAGCATCTACAACTGCAACTACGTTAGCAGAAGTGATAGAAGTAGCAGTACTACCATAGTAAGTAGCATTGTTAGCTTCGACCGCAGAAGAACCGATCAACTTAACGAGACCATCAAACTTGTTGAGGTTTACGTTTACAGAAGCGGTATCACCTTGCCACAAAGCGGTCTCAAGTTGAGCAGCGATACGAGCAGCCTTCTTGTCAGAATACTCAGCAGCGAAAGCGATAGAATCGTAACGGCTTCCCTCAGGCAAAGCCTTCTGCAGATACTTAGACTCCAAAGACTTAGGACACAGAGACTCATTCACTTTAATCTTGCCCACTGTGACAGTGCGCTGGGTGAAGGTCGTAGTTCCACTCGCGTTAAATCCGCAAGTACCACCAGCTTGGAAGATGGCATCGGTGTCCATTATGTTTATTTTTTCGCTGGATTTAACTCCGACCATAGTTTGGCCAGCAGCCTTAATCAATGAAGCGGTTTTTGCACCCAGAACAGAGCTGGTTACCAAGAGGGCTTCATTCTCTTTGGTATAGTTTGCAAGTGCTGAAACATCAAAAGCCATTGTTGTTGAATTTTAGATTTTAAGATTTAATTGCGAGCATACTTAGCCAAGAAGCTATCAATACGGCTATCACGGCTAGGTACTACTTTGTTGAATGTTTGCTTGGGTTTCTCGGTAGCCTCGGTAGAAGGAGTGTTGATAAGACCGATAACTACATCGGAGAGGTCTTTGATAGCTTGAGAGAACTTGCTCTCCATTTGTGCCATCTTCTCCTCTTGTTTCTTTTTGTAGTCACCCATCTTCTCGATCTCAGCCTTCAACTCCTCGATTTTCTTTTGCAACTCCTCCTCAACGACAGGAGTCTCAACGGGAGCTTGAGGTTCTTTGATTTCTACGATGGTAGATGCTTCATCAAGTACGATAACCATTCCATCAGCGAGTTCGTGTTCGCCAGCAGGAGCAGGACTCTCATTGCCTGCCTCATCTACCAACATAACCTTACCGCCGACTTCCAGTTTATCAATCTTGACTTTCGCACCACTCTTGAGTACATACTCTTTGTACTCCGGCGCAGCAGGCTCGATGGAAACCTCAATCTCCTGTGCATCGACAGGCTTCTCTTGAGGCATCTCAGCGAACATCTGCTTGATTTGCAGCAATGCTTCGAGTGCGGTCATAAATTGAATTTACCTATAAATAGTCTGTGGATAAATTAGTTACCACATAGAAAAAGGGGAGAGTAGAAACTCCCCCCGGCTAACCAAAAAAACTAAACACTATGAGACTACGAAGATACTTGCTTGAGGATTGAAATAATGTCATCCATCATTTTTTGTGGATTACTTATTCCGCTAGACTTGTAGTTAAATACCCCCTCAACCGAGAAACCTCGAACCTTGCCATCTTTTACTAGCTTCCATACGTCATCATTCTCCACCTTGAATGATCCGAACCAAGACCCATCCTTTACATCTTCATACCCAGCCATCGGCTTGATTCCGCGCTTCTCATCCACAATCCAAGACTCGAACATAGTAACCCCATCGACTACCATCCCGTTATCGTGCATCAGGTTGACATTTGACTGATACCCCTTCTTAAAATACTTCTGAGCTATCTTCTTGATGGTATCTGCCGTGAATACTACGTAATATTCTCCGCTAGAGTCATAGCGGTAAATAGGAGTATCGGCAAGCATCAAAGGTCCAGAGATAATGCGCTCCTCCTCATCCTGAATCTCGAAGCTCATCTTCTCGGATTGGCGAATCTTAGACTCAGCCCAACTCAAAGCGGAAGCACCACCCCAAGCATCGTACATCAACTGCCCGCATCCGTCTCCGTAGCCCTTAGATTTCTCCGCGCTATCCTTGTGCCGGCTAAGAAACGAATACATTCGCTTGATAGTCTCTAAAGAGATAGGCTCTCCGTTAGCTAGCTGATTGGCTCGAATCTTACCTACGGGAGTACCGCACGAACCCCATCCGTTCTCCTCAGCCCATTTCAAAGCATTCTTTGCGTTGTTGCTTACTGATTCAGGATAGTCATCAAATGATTCAGCGAAGGCTAGGAAGCTACGTTCAATCGCCGGGCGATCTACTAAGGCAACGAAGTCAACTTCTACATTGGAGTTCTCATCCTCCATTATTTCGAGTCGGTAAATTGGTAATTCCTTTTCCATACTATTAAATAGATTTTAGTTAAGTCTTGCAGCCCGGTTGATACGAGTTATCCGCTCTTGGCTATTTGTAATGTCTGATTCTACAACATAGGCGCGATTAGATGCCGAGCCTAGTTGATTGATAGATTCTTGGTTCAACTGAGTCAATGTAGGTTGTACAGGTAGATTTGGAGAAATAGGGGGTGGAGCAGAAATAGATGGAGCTGAAACATTATCACCACCTCCTTTAGATCCCGGCATTTTTGGAAGTTTTGTAGATAGAATTTTCTTTACATTCATTAAACCAGCAAGAATAACAGTTCCTGCTGCTATTGCTCCGTATGGAGGAGGATAAGTAGCTAATGCTTTATTGGCTCCAGCAAATGTATCAATACCTGCTTGAGCAGCAGCAAGAGCTTTCCCGGCTGCGGTATTTCTTCCCACTGCATCAGCAATACCTCCTAATGCATTTGATATTATTTGATATTTTGTTTCCTCTGATAATTCAGTTATTTCTTTTTCTTTTTGTTTGTATTCTTTTATTAAGGCTTGTTCTGCTTCAAGATTACCTTTAACTAAATCAAGTTTTTTTCTATATTGCTCTTGTAAATTGTATATTTGTTTTTCTTCTTCCGTAGATGTGGCTTCTCTTATAGCATCTTGCCGTTCTTTAATTTTTGCAAGATTATTTTCTAATTCAGTTCTTTGCTTTTCTGCAAATTCTTTATCTTTTTCTTCTTGTTTTTTTCTAATTTCTTCATTTAATAAATCTAAAGCATTCTGAGTTTGTATCCCAGCTTGAATCCTTAATTCTCTTTTTCTATTTTCATCTACGTTTAATGCCTCTATTTCTCTATTGCGATTAATTAAATCAAACTCTAGTTTTTTCTTAGCGCGTTCATCTTCGTCTTTTATTTGTGCTAAAAAAATTTCTTGCTTGGCAATTCTTATATTCTCATCAGCATCCTTCTCGGCTTGTAACCTATCCTCTCGTTCTTTTTGTAATCTTTCGGCTTCTTTTTCTGCTAGTGTTTTTGATTTTGCTGCTGCTTCCTCATCCTTCTTTAGCTTTTCTTCGTTAACGCGAATCTTATTGTCTAGGTCATCTTTTTGATTCTGGAAGTCAATATCCTTGATCTCCTTATTCGCTTTTTCTAATGCAGCCTTCGCCTGATTATATGCTTTGATATCTTCTTCACTACCTTCTAGATTCCCGTCTTTTCTGCGCTTTAGTTTTTCTTTTTCAAAAGTTTGTAACGAAGCTAGATTCTTTTTGAAGTTATCAACGGCAGCCTCTCGATCCTTTTTGTTGTAATCTTGGTTAATCTTGAAGATTTCATCAGCACTCTTTCCAGCTAATTCCGCGCGCTTTACGGCTAACTCTCTCTGACGGGATAAACTCTCCTTCTGCTGAGAGAAAAGCTTTTCCTGAGCCTCTAATGCACTATTCAGACGTTCCTGCGCCTTCTTGTTGTCATCGGTTGAAGAAGTCCAGTCGCTAATCTTATCTATTAACGTAGTCACCCCAACAATCAGCAAACCGATACCGAGTGATGCCATAACCCCACGGAGGATACGCATACTGATTGAAGTAGCCTTCGTCGCAGCATCGGCAGCCCTAGTAGCAGTCGCAGTTCCGAACATCACGAAGTTGTATGTCCGCTGAACTACACTCGTACTAGCTATGACCTTGCCTAAGTCTTTGAATGACTTGATACCTTCTTGCAGGCTTTTCAATCCTTCCGTAATAGCCAAAGCGGATTGAACTTTGAGTAGAGTCTTTTGTACTTCTTCCCCTTCTACTCCTACCGCACCAAGAGCACCTTGAACGGCGGTGAATGCGCCACTAATACCTCGTACCGATCCAATAACCGCATCTAGCTTACCCTCACCGCTAAACTGCTGGACCGCCTTCGTGCTATCTTCAATCTCCTCTTTTAATTGCTTAACAACCTGAGCATAGTTTTGGAACTGAGCAGCACCCTTCTCGCCTTGAGTCGCAAAGAACTTGGCTTGCTCCTCGGCAAACTTTAGTTCCTTCTTTATCTCACCAATGGAGCTTAATACTTTGTCTTGCCCGTTAATTCGTATGGTTATCCCTACTGTCTCCTGTGCCATTATATATAAGATTTTTCAATCACTTTAAGAAATTCGCATTTTGTTGTATCGTCAACCATTGGGTTGTAGTCAATTACTTTATTCAGCCTCCACAGAGAGCCGTCAATCCAGATAGGCTTAGCAAAGTCAAGATTGTAAATATCAACATCGTTCAGCCTTATGTTGCAAGTCAATAGCTTCGAGTTCTTATCAGTTATCTCTGCGATATATTCACTCCAATAGCCATTGAATAAATTAGCCGAAGGATAATCAGTAACGAGAGTAAAAAATATCTCTTTAGGTGCGCCGAAGTTAATATCTGATGTAGGAGCATCCGGATCGTCTAAATGTCCGCCATATCCATAAGCAGTAAGACTACTTCCGATATTTCCTCCACCTGTATCCTTAATATGCCAACTCGTTACACCAGTAATTTTCCGGACCTGCATAATACGGATTACACTATCTATCTGGTCTTCCGATTGTGTATTCTGAGTATTAGTAATCTTGTAAATACCAGTCATAATCTTATCTACTCCCGGATAGCCAACCAATGGAGAAGATGCGAAAATTAATTCAGCCGTCTGTTTATCTGTAGCAAAGTCAAAGCCTGTATCCTCAATGTAGTCTGCATATCCTTCCGAGTATTTCTTAGAATAACTCTCATTATAGAAATCAGCATCTGTCTTGTACTTGAACTCAAAATATCTTCCATTAAGTTCAGACATAGGCTTTATCCTATAAGGCTTAGACCTGTCTACCTTATTTGTCCAATTTAAGATATTATTAAAGTCATAGAAGTCTATGTATGGCTCTATCTTTAGATGCTTACCTCTATTAGTGTCTTCTGTTACATAGAGGTTAAACATTTTAATTACAGATGAAAAGAAATCTTTTTGAAAGATCCCTCTTGGTATGGTATTATTAATAATAATAGTCTCCCCCAATCCAAGCGGTACTGACTGAGCTGCTGATGTCTTAAATCTTACATCAAATGAATCAAAAAATATATCTAACGAATTTGATGCAGTATAACCATCCCAATCTAACTGAAACTCTATGTAATCAT